TTAGTAATCCGTAGAAAATAGTGAGGATTTAAATCAATGGGTTGTTTAAAAGAGCATAAACTTAATGATTATATTGAAAAATATGATCTAAAGTACTATTTTGAAACAGGAACTGGTAAAGGAGAATGTCTTTCCTATGCTATTAGCCATAATTTTCAACAATATTATACTGTTGATATTGATGAAGATCTTGTAAAATATTGTTATGAAAAACTAAAATCTAGTAATAAAAATATTGAATTTTTAGTTGGAAAATCTACTGAGATCTTGGAAGAGTATGTTCCTCAGATCCCAAAAGATTCTGCAACTCTTTTCTTCTTAGATGCTCATTTTCCTGGAGCAGATTTTCACAAATGTACATATGAAGAATCAATTCGTAAATATCAGAAAGATGCTTTTCCCTTAGAGGAAGAGGTTGATATTATTCTCAAAGGAAGAGATATCTCCAAGGATGTTTTTATTATTGATGATTTTGTTTTATATGAGGATGGTGAATATGATTGTTTAAACTATGGATGTGTTTGGGAGTATGATTGGCTTCAAGAAGAACTAGACCTTAAAACAAATTCTAAGTTTTTATACGATACCTTTAAAGATACTCACAATCTCAAAAAAGATTTAAGAAGTCAAGGATACCTTATTATCACACCTAAGTAAAATGAAAGCAGCAGTATTAGAGAAGATTGATGAACCTCTCGCTATTAGAAATGTTGAATTGACAGATCTTCAAGTTGGTCAAGTTCTTGTTAAAGTTATTGTAAGTGGTCTTTGTGGGGCTCAACTTCACGAAATTCGTGGACACAAGGGCAACGCAAAGTTTCTCCCTCATCTGATGGGCCATGAAGGGTGTGGAATTGTTGAGCAAGTTGGACCTGGAGTTACTACAGTAAAGGTAGGAGACAAGGTTGTAATGCATTGGAGACCTGGCAGTGGGATTGAAGCACCTTTCCCCTCCTACGTCCTTGACGGCAAGAGTATGAGTAGCGGCAAGGTAACTACCTTAAGTGAGTATTCTATCGTCTCTGAGAACCGTGTAACCACTGTTCCTGATGATACTCCACCGGAACTGTGTGCCATTCTTGGGTGTGCTCTCACTACTGCTATGGGAATCATCGACAATGAAGTTGACCTTAAGTTTGGTGAGAGTGTTGCTGTAGTTGGGTGTGGTGGAGTTGGTCTGAACCTTTTACAGGGGGCAGCAATGAAAAGTGCTTGTCCCATCTATGCGGTAGAGAAGAACTCTGATAAGAAAGAGTTGTGTTTTATTGCTGGAGCAACAACTTTTGTTGATGATATTACTTCTATTGATGAGAAAGTTGATGTGATCATCGACACTACGGGTATTCCAGAAGTAATCAGTGCGTGTGTGTCTAAATTATCTGGTAAGGGCCGCATGATTCTAGTTGGACAACCTGCTCCAGGAAGGGGTGTAGAGGTCCTGAATGCGGTCAACCTCTTCAGTGGTATGGGTCAATCCATCAAAGCAACGCAAGGAGGTAAGACCAACCCTACAGAGGATATCCCTCGTTATGTTCGTATGCATAAGGAAGGAAAACTTGACATCGAGTCATTTGTGACTCACAGGTTTAAATTAGATCAAGTAAACGAAGCATTTGACTTGCTTAGAAGTGGAAGTGCTGGTAGAATTATCATTAACATAGGAGAAAATTGATGCGAAAAGTGTGGACAAAAGAGGAACTGATCGCTTTTGAAGATAGGATTGGTGATCTTTATCTGAATAATCAACTGCCATTTCTTTTTCATCTCTCTGGTGGAAATGAAGAACAACTGATTGACATCTTTAAAGACATCAAAGAGGGTGACTATGTAATTTCTAACCATCGAAATCATTATCATGCTCTTCTGCATGGTATTCCTCCTGAGGAACTAGAGGAGAAGATCAAAGATGGTAGAAGTATGTTTGTGTATGATCGTGAACGTAATTTCTTCCTCTCAGCAATTATTGGAGGAACTCCTGCCATCGCTGCTGGTATTGCATGGGCACTAAAACGCAAGGGATCTGATCAAAAGGTCTGGTGTTTTGTTGGAGATGGTACAGAAGATAATGGACACTTGTCAGAAGCAGTTCGATATGTTGATGGACATCAACTTCCCTGTACCTTTGTTATTGAAAGTAATGACAGATCTTGCGAAGCATCCAATTCTGACCGATGGGGAAAGACCGCTCATCCAGATTGGAACTCTCCATCAGTTATTCGTTATCAATATGAATGCACCTATCCTCACTGCCGTAAACCAGGTATGATTGACCTTGGTGAAGCACAGCAGTATAAAAAAACTGATGAAGAATACTTCCCGCCTCTGGAAGAGTTTGTATATCCCACATCAGACAACGGAGATATCACTTATAAAGAAGCAATGTCTCAGTCTATGACTGAACTTGGTGAGCAAGGTGCTATTTTTATTGGATATAATATTCTTTATGGTAATGCAATTGGCACTCTGAAGGATGTTCCTGATGATCAAAAACTCGAAACTCCAGTTGCAGAAAACTTGATGGCAGGTCTTGCTATTGGTATGTCTTTCGAGGGATTCACTCCTGTGGTTTACTTTGAGCGACATGACTTCATGTTGGTCGCAGCAGATGCTATTATCAATCACATTGATAAGATTGAAAGAATCTCTCGCGGAGAATATAAGGTTCCTGTAATCATTCGTGCAGTCACTGCGGATGCTGGGCCTTTCTACTCTGGTATTACGCACTCTCAAGACTTCACTAATATGTTTCGAGAAGCAGTTAGTTTCCCTGTGATTGACCCTGTTAGTGGATCAGATGTTGTTAACGCATTTAGAGGTGCCAAAGAAAGTGGTAGACCCGCAATGATTATTGAAAGGAAGTCGAGATATTAAAATGTTAAAATTTAGAAATTATCTAAAATGAAAACATACATTTCTACTGGCATCGGAGACATGGTTTTCCTTGATGCCATTTTAACTCTAGAAGAAAAATCATCCATCACTGAAATATATTGGGCATGTAGATTTGGAAAAAATTTAGTTCCACTCTTTGAAGATAATCCAGATTATCCAAATTTAGTCAAACAGCATACCATTGATGATGAGATTGGAAAGTCTGAGATGGCAAAAATTCAACCAATTGCTGTACCATTCTGGCATTTTCGTCCAGACTATGAACCTAATTTTTCTGTAGGACTTAGACTTTTCGGTCTCAATAGAGATGAAGTTCAAGCAATAGATGTTACTGGATGTTTTATGGATAAGACTAGAGGTTTCTCTGGATCATCATTAATTAAAAATGCTAGTCCGGTGGAATTAGACAATTACATCTTATTTCATTATCCAACATCAACAAGACCTAGAAATGACATTGCAACTATTTCGAATGATGATTGGATGTTTGTTGAAAAACTTTCTTTAGAAAAGAAAGTGAAAGTTCTTGTTATTTCTGATCATGAAATTAATCCACCATTATCAAACTTTGAATTGCTTGTTAATCCAGATATAAAATATATTGTAGATTTAGTTGCATCCTGTAATTATTTTGCTGGTTGTGATTCTTTTTGTGCTCATCTAGCATCTAAGGTTTTGCCTAAAGAAAATTTGTTCATTAAGTCTCATGAACAAAATATCAAAAATAAATTATTAACTACTACTTTTGCAAGGGCTTTTCTTCCACATCCCCCAGAAGATGTCGCACAATTCTATAAAACATATATTGGATATCCATGAGTTCTATTTTAGTTATTGGTGAGACCTGTAGGGACGTATTTGTATATTGCGATTCAACTAGATTGTGTCCTGAGGCACCTGTCCCAGTATTAAATGTTTCAGATCAGAGAGAAAATCCTGGTATGGCAGGTAATGTTCGTAGAAACATAGAGAGTCTATCTAGTAAAACAATTGATATTGTCACCAATTCTAATTGGTATGAGATTACAAAGACTAGGTATGTTCATAAAGAGAGTAACCATATGTTTTTTAGAGTGGATACTACTCAATCAATACCAAAATTAAATATTAAAGATATAAACTTTGAATATGATGTCATTGTTATCTCTGACTATAATAAAGGATTTTTAACAAAAGAAGACATTAAATACATATGCCATAATCATAAAAATGTTTTCATTGACACTAAGAAAATTCTTGGTGACTGGATACAAGACGCAAGATTTATTAAGATCAATGATTATGAATATCGTAATTCGGAGGCATATTTGACTGATAAAATTAATAAGAAGATTATTCATACTATGGGTGGACTTGGATGCGAATATAATGGAAAGAGATATCCAACTAAAAGAGTAGAAGTCAAAGATCTTTCTGGTGCTGGTGATACTTTTATGGCATCATTAGTAGTTAAATTTATTGAAACAGATAATATTGATAATAGTATCAAATATGCTAATGAGTGTGCATCAAAGGTAGTAACGCAAAAAGGAGTTGCTGTATTATGATTTTACTAACAGGTGATGAGGGATTTATTGGAGGGGCATTTTACAAGCATCTTGGTGATAAAAGAGTTTTCGGTATTGATAAGAATGAAAGATGGTGGATTCGAAGATATTTTACGGATTGGGATAAGGTAGAACTCATTCTTCATCAAGGAGCTATCTCTGCTACAACAGAAAAGAATTTAACTAAACTACATTCCATGAATGTAGATGATTCTGTTTGGATTTTGACCGAAGCAATGAAGAGGGGCATTCCTATTAAGTATGCATCCTCCGCATCTGTCTATGGAAATATGAATGATGGTACAATAAATCCACTAAATTTTTATGCACTGTCGAAAGTAACTGTAGATTATTGGTTACTTGACAACATTGACAAGTTTAACTCATTAGTGCAGGGATTTAGATACTTCAATGTTTATGGTGAGGGAGAGGAACATAAAGGAGATCAAGCAAGTCCGGTGAGTAAGTTTACAAAACAAATTAAAGAGACTGGAAAACTACAACTCTTTGAAGGATCGGACAAGTTTCTCAGAGACTTCATTTATGTTGATGATCTTGTAGATATAGTTCTCAATAATGACAAGGGGTCAGGAATCTATGACTTGGGAACAAGTAAACCTGTCAGTTTTCAGCATATTGCAGAATGTGTCGCAAAGAAGTATAATGGTGAAATAGAATATGTTCCATTCCCAGATCACTTAAAAGGTAAATATCAAAGTTATACTTGTGCAAAATCTGAATGGGGCGATTACAAATTTACTACTGTTGAAGATTATTTGAAATGAAAATAGTGTGGTGTAATGGATGTTTTGATATTCTGCATCCTGGGCATATAGAATTATTTAAAGTTGCAAAATCTCTTGGAGACAAATTGATTGTTGGTATAGATTCTGATGAGAAAGTAAAGAAAGATAAAGGATATAGTAGACCAATAAACTCTTTATCTTTTCGTAAAACCATGTTAGAATCTATCCGTTATATTGATTGTGTTATTCCCTTTGATACCAGAGAGGGACTAGAGCAACTGATAGAACTATATTCTCCTGATGTTTTGGTTGTTGGTGGCGATTGGAGAAATGGTGATGTTGTTGGTCGCAAATATGCAAAAGAAGTAAAATTCTTTAATCGTGTTGGTGATTATTCTTCTACGAAAATTATTAATAAAATTCAAAATCTATGAGATACGTTGTTGATATTGATGGAACTATCTGTACCCCTGGTACAACAGAAGAGACACGCTATACTGAGGCATTGCCAATTCAAGATAGAATTGATAGAATAAATAAACTATACGATGAGGGACACACCATCGTATATCTTACTGCCAGAGGAATGGGTCGGTATAAAAATAATGCTGATCTGGCAAAGAAAGAATTCTACGAATTTACAGAGATACAACTAAGTTTGTGGAGATGTAAGTATCATCAATTATTCTTAGGCAAGCCCTCTGGTGACTATTACATTGACGATAAAGGGGTAAACTCTGATGACTTCTTCGGAGATTAAGTTCGTTCCCAAAGGTTGGGGACACGAAAAATGGATTGTCAATACTGATGAGTATTGTGGTAAACTTCTCTATTTTGATGAGGGGAAGAGATGCTCTTGGCATTATCACAAACTCAAAGATGAGACATTCTATCTCCAGTCTGGCAAACTTCTTTTGTACTATGGAGAGACTGATAGTCTTGAAGATGCAGAAGATACTATTCTGACACCAGGAGATAAGTTTCATATCTACCGTGGACTCAGACATCAGATGATTGCTATTGAACCATCTGAATTATTTGAATTTTCTACTCAACATTTTGACGAAGATAGTTATAGAATTGAGGTTGGTGATTGATGACTATAGGATATAACAGATTGGGTTCTAATGGAAGACTTGGAAACCAGATGTTTCAGTACGCTGCTCTGAGGGGAATAGCAGAACAAAATAGATATAATTGGGTTATTCCTAAACCAGATAGTTATGGTGATAGTAATTATGGTCTATTTGACTGTTTTGAAATGTCAACAGTAACAGAAAAAAATTTTGGATTTGTAAATGGGCAGTCAGTTCAAACGGGATGTTTCCACTTCCATGAAGAATTTTTTAATGGATGTCCAGATAATGTAAATTTACATGATTATTTTCAAACTGAAAAATATTTTGAAAATATTTTTGATACCATTAAAAAAGATTATACTTTCAAAAAAGAAATTATAGAACCATGTCTGGAGGTTATTGAAGATTTGAATAATCCAATTTTTATCCATGTGAGAAGAGGTGATTATTTAAATCAACCAGACAATCATCCAACATGTCCACAATCATATTATGAAAAATCTTTAGAGTTATTTGATAAAGAATCACCAGTTCTTGTTTTTTCTGATGATTTAGAATGGTGTAGAGAAAATTTTACTGATGATAGATTTTTAATACCAACAGAAAATCCAATTTACAATCATACATCTGATACCAATAATGGTAGAGTAAAATCTTTTATTCCATACTATGATCTTTGTATGATGTCAATGTGTGTTGGTGGTATAATTGCAAATAGTTCAATGAGTTGGTGGGGAGCATGGTTGATTGAAAACCCTACACAACCGATTGTTGCGCCATCACCTTGGTTTGGTAAAAACTATAGTCATTTTAATATGGATGATTTGATCCCTGATAGATGGATTATTAAAAATGTATGATCTTACCTTTCTAATTCCTACTAGAATTGAAACAGAAGACCGACTGAGAAATATAATCTCATCGGTCTCTTATCTGTTGAGACATATCCCTGCCAAGGTTATTGTCAAAGAAGTATCTGATAGAGAGACATTTAAATTTCGTGCTATTCCAGAGATTCGTAAGTATGCGAATACTGATAACTTAACTTATCTCTTTGAGGAGAGCAATGCTCCACTTTTTTGTAAGAGTAAGGTTCTCAATGATCTGATCGTTGCTGCTGATACAAAGGTAGTTGCTAACTATGATGCTGACTGTATTCTTCCTATCTCTTCATATCATCAAGCATATGCGGCTATCAGTGATGGTCATGCTGATGTGGTGTATCCATATCAGTGTGGCATTTATCAATGGCAAGCAAACTTCTCATCGAATATTTACGAAGACTTTGTAAAAACTCTGGATGTATCTGTCTTAGACAAGAGTAAGACTTTATCCAACTCCACTATTGGATGGACTCAGTTTGTCAATCGTGAGAAGTATATTGACTCTTACATGATGAATGAAAATTTTGTGTCATGGGGATGTGAGGATGATGAGTTCTACTATCGCATGAGTATTCTTGGTAACCGTATTGCCAGGGTCGATGGATATGTATATCATCTGGAACACTCAAGGACACGCAACTCTTGGTTCTCTAATCCAAACTTCCATAATAACTTTAATCTCTGGAACACGATTAAAACGTTTGACAGAGATCAACTGGTGAAGTATTATGAGAGTCAGGACTATCTGAAAACACGTAAAGCACAACTAAAATGATAGGATTCAATGCGCTAGGACGAATGGGTCGTCTTGGTAATCAGATGTTTCAGTATGCAGCCCTCAAAGGACTAGCAAAAAATAATGGAGCAGACATCACTATCCCGTATTATAAAGATGCTGTTGATGATGGTATCGGTAATATGCTTCGAACTGAGTTGTTTGACTCTTTTGATTTGAAGGTGAATATTGGCCTGTTAAATAATGGACATGCACCAGTTGTGCAGGAGAGACATTTTCATTTTGATGAGGAACTGTTTCGTTTGTGTCCTGACCACGTAGATATTCGCGGTTATTTTCAGACAGAGAAATACTTCAAACATATTGAAGATGAGATCCGTGAAGACTTTACTTTCAAAGATGAGATTTTGGATCCTTGTAATGAGATGATTCAGACTGTAGATAATCCTATCGCACTTCATGTTCGTCGCACCGACTATGTGACCAATAGTGCTAATCATCCTCCATGTACTCTTGAGTATTATGAGGAAGCACTGAAGCACTTTGATGATGATCGTAATGTGATTGTGTTTTCGGATGATCCTGCATGGTGTAATGAGCAGGAGTTGTTCTCTGATGATCGTTTCTTGATCTCTGAGAACGATGACAACAGGGTGGACCTCTGCCTGATGACACTCTGTAGTGATTTCATTATCGCTAACTCTTCTTTCTCCTGGTGGGGTGCATGGATTGCTAACCGGGGTAAGGTCGTTGCCCCTGTACGGTGGTTTGGCACCGATGGATATACAAAAGATCACGATACAAAGGATGTAGTACCCGATGGATGGACACGAATTTAGTAAAATGGACAAGAACAAGTCAGCATTTAAACTGAAAGGTCTCCCTACAATCTATTGGCTCAATCTTGATGCTGATGAGAACAGAAGGTTCTACATGGAGGAGCAGTTTAAATACTGGCAAGTTGAGAATCATGTTCGGATTGCTGGATATGATGCAAGAGAGGATGACCCATCAGAACATTTAAAAGGAAGAGTTCCTGATAATGTAAGTCCTGCTGAGTTGGGATGCTGTATGTCTCACCTTAAAGCAATCAAACACTTCTATGAAGAGACTGATGATGAGTACTGCATGATCCTTGAGGATGATGTAGACTTCTCCCCTGTTAGGTACTGGAACTTTACCTGGCAAGAGTTTGTCGGTTTGCTCCCTTATGATTGGGATTGTATTCAGATGACTGCAATCACAACAGGAGATATTCATGTCAAGTTGCATTTGAAGTTTATCAATGACTTCTCTGCGGCCGCATATTTGATTTCTCGTCATCATGCTGCTAAAATTATGAAGCATCACATTCGTGGTGACAAATACAAACTGGATAATGGTGTAAAGCCCAGAGCAGTCTCTGAAGACACAATTTTAGAAACTGGAAAGACTTATACTATCCCTTTGTTCTTGTATAACATCACACTGGGATCAACCATTCACGCAGAACACATTGGGGTATTTCATCAAGGTCCTCATACTGCTCTCACAAACTATTGGCAACAACAGGGACATGGAGTTGACATCCGTGAGTGGATGAACTATGATCCTTATCTCGGAAGAATTACCGAGAACTCCGCTGCTCAAAGGGCAGCACAAGAGGCGGGAAACCCACCCTCTTGACAGATTCTTAAGAATCTGTTAGTATAAATACTTAACCTTTTGTCATAATATAACAAAAGGTAACAAACGGAGAGTTGTCGATTCTCCTTTCATCTGCGGGTATCCATTCCGCAAGTAACTAAACAAAGGTAAAAAAAATGATTAAATCTGTATTCGCAGCAACTGCTGCTCTGTCAATGTCCGCAGGCGCTGCCCTTGCAGGTCCCTACGTGAACGTGGAAACCAACGCAGGTTGGACGGGTTCGGAGTACAATGGTGCCGCGACGGATCTTCACGTAGGCTACGAAGGAGTTATCGGTGAGACTGGTGCTTCCTACTACGTCCAGGGTGGTGCTACGCTGGTTATCCCCGATGGCGGTGAGACTGACACCGTTCCCTCTGGTAAGGCAGGTCTCGGTTTCGCTGTGACTGATGCTCTCGGCGCATACGGCGAAGTCTCCTTCGTTGGATCTGGCGATGAGGATATCGACCGTGGATACGGTGCTAAGCTGGGTCTGAAGTATTCCTTCTGATATCCGTGTTAAAATTGGCGGGTCATTGAGACCCCTCTTTTTTTATGAAAAGGATTCTTTTCTCCCCCGTCACTCACTTCAATGTGTTGTTGGTGGGACTCCTTATCATTGTTGGCATGTTACATAACCATGCCCACTACACTATGGAAGTTGATGCTGACTCATATGCCAGAGCATTTTGTAAGAAGAACCCTGATAAATGTCAGAGATTCTTAGACGAGTAAGTATAAATCACTACAAAGGACCTCTTGACAGAGGTCCTTTTTTACTATATAATATGTAAAGATTTACAACAGAATGTAAAATGACTGTAACAACCAATGAATACGGACAGAATAATCTGTTTGCTAAGGAACCCCAAATGGTTGTAGAAGAGTACAATCGTAAGGGACTTGAGTCTCCTCAACAATACGCAGAGACCTATAATGGTCGCTGGGCAATGATGGGAATCATTTCTGGTTTCTTGTCGTATGCTATCACTGGTAAATTTTTCTTTGGCATCTTCTGATGACTGAAGCAATTTTTACCGTAACTTCGGTTGCGTTTTTCGTCCTTCTGAGTTATTCTGTACAACAACTTTCTGAGACCTACTGATGCCTGACTTGATTGAACTTCTGACTTATTATGTTATTGGTGGTGCCCTTTTGATTGGAGCACCCGCAGTATTCTTCCTTGTTGCATTTATGCCAGCCCTTCAAAATACGAAGGGTCGTATGGTAGGATACAAAGACCATAAAATTTATGGTGATAGTTCTATCTACGAAAACACCCCTGGAGATAACACTAAATTCTTTCTTGAACTCTCATGAACAAATTCTATCTCTTTTCTAAAAAGTCTTGCGGACCTTGTGCCCTTGTAGATAAATACATGAACTCTATCAAGGATGAACGCACTTCTCTTTTGGAGAAAGTAGACCTTGAAGACTTTAGTGATACTCCCATCCCTCAGGAGAATCTTGACCTTGCATCTAAGTATGGTGTAACGGCAACTCCTGTTCTTATCATCACCGATTCTGATGGTGTTAAACTTGAAGAAAAGGTTGGGGGTATGCAGATTACGCAGAACATTAGAAAGTTATTTGATCAATATGCCTAACCCAGACGCACTTTGGCAGGATATCCAAAAACTTGACGACATGTACGAAGAGTTGATGTGGCATCCTGACGACGAATTACAATTCACTCATGACGGTGAAAAAATTATTATTTCAAACAAAACACTAGAGGAAAAAAACAATGTTTAATGAGAAAGCAGAAAAACTGAATGGTCGTGCAGCGATGGTTGGTTTTATCGCAGCAGTAGGATCGTATCTTGCAACTGGTCAAGTAATCCCAGGCGTATGGTGAGCGATATGTTAGTCATAGCAGCTTCCATGATAGGAGGGTTTATCTTTGCCGCCCTGTTGACCGATGGAAATGTTGATGATGATGATAATGGACCAGGTGGTGGGATGTTACAACCCGCATACGTTCCTACCCCTTGACAAGCACAACAGAATAACCTATAATTCGGGGGTACTATGCCCCCTTTTTAATGTTCGGACGGATTGCTGCCCTTGCTTCTGTAACACTCATCAGTGCTTCTTGTGCCACAAGTGCTGTAGAAGTTGAGAGTGAAGTTATAAGTATTCCTGTGGAGCCTTATCTTCCCACCTGGAAGTGTATTGACTGTACTCCTGAAGAGCAGTATGTTCTTAAACAACTCCAAGACAAAACTAGAATCACGGATAAAAATGCCCTGGCAACGATATTGGGAAACATTAAGTCTGAAAGCAACTTCACTCCCAATATTTGTGAGGGAGGTGCTAGAGTTCCTTACAATCGTTGCCTTCGCGGTGGTTACGGGCTCATTCAGTGGACCACTGAGAACCGTTATTTGGGGTTAGGTAGGTTCTGTGAAAAGTTCAACTGTGACCCCAGTAGTCTGGAGGGTCAGACTCATTACATGATTAACGAAATTCACTTCCAAAAAGTTCTTCCAGAATTTGAGGGCAGTGGTAAAACTGTCCAACAATACATGGTTCCCGCCTACTATTGGTTAGGATGGGGCATCAAGGGTAATCGAGAGATCTACTCTTATAACTACTCAAAGAAACTTGTTCTCGCATGATCATCAAAGCAATTAAAGAGTTGATTGAAACTCAAACATCTCTCCTTCAGAAAAAAGCAGGTACTTTCAATGTTGAATGTGCAGTTGATGAAGAAGTTGTGGACTGCGGCGAAATGGACAGTCCTTCTTATATCGGTGTGCCTGCTCCTGCTTACCTAGAGGATGATCCTTGGTTTGGACCTGCTATTGTCTCTGATAAGGGTCAAGACTATATGGAGAAAGAAGCAGAGATCAAGCAACAAGAAGAAGAGAATCGTCAGTATTGGACGAATGAATCTGATAACATTCATCAGGTAATGTACGAGATGGCAACCCAGAGTGCTGCCACTACATTGCAACTTGATCCTATTGGCGGATCCGAAAACTTCCAAGGCGGTTCAGAAAATGTCCATCGATGATTGGCGATATAGTGACCAGAAAATGAAAGTCAGAGAACAAGCACTTAAAGTTTTGTTGACAAAGTTTGGTCATCAAATGGATGGAGTGACTCCTAAATATTCTAGTCAATCAATCTATGAGTGTGCTAATGATTGGGTATCCCAAGGCAACATGCACACTGCAGGGATTGTAAAATATTACGAGGCATATTATGCAGAAAGTAATTAACCTTTTAGCAGTATTATCTTTTTTAGGAACTGCTAGTATCATTGGTGGTGGTGCGTATCTTTACCTGAAAAAAGATGCACTGATTGAGCAAGCAAAGGAAAATGTTGCTAATGCTGCCGTTGAGGCAATTGGTGATGCTTTGCCTGGTCTCATTGATGCAGCTATGCCTGAACTCCCAACTACAACTGGTCCTGCTATTAATCTTCCATGAAAAAAATCATTATGAGTTTGCTGGCAGCAGCATCGCTGTCTGTCCCAGCACTTGCTGACGACTCTAAAATCACCAAGGGTTATTACACTATGGATTCTATGGGGTGTATGCTTGTACGCGAATGCACCGATGGAGTCAAACAAGTCTTTAGTCTTCTGGATATTTCTAGTGAGTATCCCAATACTGAGTCTTTTACTTATATTGCTGCTGAATTCAACAGTATGCTTGTCGCCCTTAACCAGGTCGGAGTTAACGTGTTTCTAGCAGATGAAAAATATTTTCCTGTTGGTCATCGTGGTGTTTATCACACTGTAAGTAATAACTTTTTCCTGAACAAAACGTTTATGAAGCGTCCTCATGTATTAATGAGTGTAATGAGGCATGAAGGATGGCACGCTGCACAAGATTGTATGGCAGGTACGATTGAGAACAGTATGATTGCCATCATTATGAATGAGGAAGATGTTCCTAAGATTTGGGCAGAGATGGCAGAGAGAGCATACATTCTCATGCCTAATGCTATTCCTTGGGAGAAAGAAGCAACCTGGGCAGGTAAAACTGAAGGTATGACAATGAAAGCACTTCAGTCTTGTGCCGCAGGAACTATGTGGACGGACTATGAACCAACCCCATTGACCCGTGAATGGTTAGTTGAAAATGGATTTATCGCTAAATAATAACATCTGATACTTAAATATCAAGACCACCCAAGACAGGTTGCTTGACAATTCCTCTACAGTCTTATAATGTAGCGACCTGTTGTTGGAAAACCAGTATTTACATATGACACATTTAACAAGAGATGTGTTAGTCAAAGCCATAGTTGCAGAGGAGATGCGCTCCCTCACTGGCAATGATTACATTCAGTCTCTCAAGGATGCGTATCACAAATGGGAACATCAATCAAGTGATGATCTCTGTAGAAAATTTAACTCCATTAAGCACACAACAATCTCTGTAGAACAACTAGAACCCTAAATAAAACTGCCTTGCTACTCTACTAATGGCAGACACAAAGCCCAAAGTAGAGAAGGAAGACCGCGATGAAGATAAAAGTGAAGTCCTTGGTAATCTAGTCAAAGTTGTAGTATTGATTTGGTCTGCCTCTCTCCTTACATTCTCTTATGTAAGACTTCCAAATGGTCAGAAGATTCTTGACTTCGACCCTACCTTCATCGCATCGGTGTTCTCCGGTTCTTTAGCTGCCTTCGGTCTCAGTCCTGCTAAGTCAGGTGGTGCTGCTCCAGTAAAGAAAAAGAAAGAGGAAGAACCCCCAGTTGTATCTGCTGTTGAACCCAAGAGGTAATCATGTCACGTATCAAGTGGGCTGCTATTAGTGTCGGTGGTATTATTGCTGTTGCACACATCGGTGTTTTAGGGCATTTGATCAGACGACCACCAGAACCGAAAGTTGCTGAGGTTCCTACTATTAACATCCCACATGGTCCGTACACTTCTTACAAGATTACAGCAGGAAAAGAAGGATATACAATAGAATATAAAGCAAATGATCCTTCTATCCTTGAGTCCCAGAGATCATTGAGTGTTGATAAAAACAAAAAAGGGTTGTTTGGTGGTGGAACTGAGAAAAGAAGAGAATGGAGACGTGATCAATATACCGCAGAAGGTGTGAGGAACATGGGAGGTGCGACTACAGAGGAGGGAAAGTCTGCAAAAGACATAGAGTGTATCGTGGCGGACGCTGGAGCACGGTCACAAGGTGCGATGGCAGGAACCGCAATTAGTACCGGAGTTCTTGTTCCCGCTGTTATGAATATCCCATACATTGGATGGTTAGCAGCAGGATGGGCAACCTTGTTAGGTAAGCAAGCAGGAGAGACGATTGGGTCTGAAATTGGGTCTGCATTTAACGACTGCTAATAAATAAAACTGTAGTCAAGGGTACACAACCCACTAGAGGTTCCTGATGTATAGGGAACCGCATTTACAGAGAAAGTCGGACGAGTGTCGCGACCTCTGGATTTGGTGGTACGAATTATTTTTAAGAGATAAGAATAGTAGAGAAGCAAAAGACGCAAGACAAAAGTGGTGTAATTGCGTTACAGAATTTGGTGAAATGGTAAGTCAGGAAGTCAAGACAAATCCTAGATATAGGGACTTGTCTATGTGATAGATAGTGTAGTTGCGTAAACTTTATGAAGTTTATTTTCGCATTTCTAGCTACACTATTTCTTGCTGCACCTGCATGGGCAGTTGATGTTCAGATGGGATCTGGAGGAAACTTAGTATTTGATCCTGCTGAAGTTACAATTAGTGCTGGCGAATCAGTCCATTTTGTTAACAATATGCTTCCACCCCACAATGTGATTGTGGAAGATCATCCAGAATTAGGTCATGAGGCCCTGGCAATGTTACCAGGAGAAGAGTTTGATGTTGCATTCCCTGAAGCAGGTGACTATACTTATTGGTGTGGTCCCCATCAGGGCGCAGGTATGACTGGTACAATTCACGTAAATTAATTAACAAAATGAAAGTTGGAATGATTGGATTGGGTAGGATGGGTGAGGGTATGTCCCGCCGTCTTATCAAAGCAGGACATGAGGTTCATGGATATCGCAACAATTATAAGAAAGCAGAAGAACAATTTGAGAAGGGTTATATCAGTGGATGTGCCACTACTCTGGAAAATCTTGTTCAAATAGTACATTCAAATAAAACAACAGGTCAGACTCCTGGTGTCTTTATGATGGTTGTACCAGCAGAAACAGTAGAGGATACAATTAATGATCTACTACAATTTTGTGTGGAAGGCGATATTATTATTGATCATGGCAATTCCAATTTTAAAGACTCTAGACGCAGGGCAGAAAGGTTGTCTAAACTGGGCATCCAATATCTTGACTGTGGTACTAGTGGTGGTGTTTACGGTCTGGAGCGTGGATACTGTCTTATGGTTGGTGGTACAAATACTACAGTATCCGTCTGCGCTCCTATCTTCCGCGCTCTTGCACCAGGCATCGGATCTGCCCCAAGAACAAATCCAACCAGTCGTGCAACATCTGCAGAGTATGGTTGGTTACATTGTGGACCAGCAGGTGCAGGACATTTTGTAAAGATGGTTCACAACGGTATTGAATATGGAATCATGCAAGCATACGCAGAAGGATTTAATATCCTGCATGAAGCTAATGCTGGGTCAGCTTACATTAAAGAGGGTGATGCTGAGGTTGCCCCAATGGACAACCCTGCCGATTATTGCTATGACATTAACGTTGCTGAAGTGGCTGAGCTTTGGCGTCGTGGTTCTGTGGTTGGGTCTTGGTTACTTGATCTTACCGCTGATGTTCTACGGAGCGATAGAGAGCTTGGCAAGTTCGATGGGGGAGTTAGCGACAGTGGTGAGGGTCGTTGGACTGTTCACGCTGCTGTGGATCTTGGGGTTCCAGCCCCTGTTATTACTGCTGCTCTCTACTCAAGATTTGAGTCCAGAAGACTTGGACGATTTGCCAACAAAGTCTTAAACGGTATGCGTGCTATGTTTGGTGGGCATGATGTTAGATAATGTAGAAGCACCAACACATGAGAGAGTAGACAAGTGGGGGTTTACAATTAAACCCCCTATTAGTGATGACTTACTAATGCTTAGATGTCTACGAAATGCTCCTTGTGGATCAGACAAGAAACAAGTTGAGCGTCTTTGTCGTGTTATCGAAGCAAAACTTGCATCTCCTACGGGACTTGCTAACATATTTCCACAACCACAACCAGGAATATGACACTAGCACATGTCCTACTTTTCGGAACAATACCCTTTCTATGTGCCACCGCATATTTCGGGCACAGAAAGGGTGAAAATAACTATTATGAAACTGACGCCTACACAGGAAATGGATCAGCGCATTAGAATGAGGTATGCATTTGCCATGTCTTCCTTTGGCAGGATGTTCAGACCTGAAGGTATTGTTCTTGAAATGAGGATACTATGTGACAAGTGGTCTAAAAATACAGAAGATCTTCCCCCTGGAATGGATTTGTATCAAGTTGATCGTTACTTCCTAGAACTTTGGAAAAAAAGAAACGAACCTCAAGAAGGAAATTGAAAAATTAAGAAAGAAAAACCTTAAATTGCAATTGGAAAATATGAACTTGCGTATCAAACTTCAAGGATTATCTTGTAATGAATGGGTACATCCAAAATCCTGTTTACATAATGACGACCCTTGGAAGCACCTGTAGGAAAGTAAAATGAATCACGTTATCATATCAGGTGTACTTTTAATCTGTCTTATAGTTCTAAGTATTTCGTGGAGTTTGGAACATGCATATACAATTTGAATTTATATTCATTAGTTTATATTGCTTATTCGGATTATTTCTATTCATCCTATCAATCATATCAGAATAATGTTATTAGAATTTGCTAGGTTTTGTGGAAAGACATTAAACAATCCATATGCATGTGGGTTTATGGCATGGTGTTTAGTGTTTGTTCCGATTATAGGTATGTGGGCAGTTCATAAATATGGATGGGAACATTGGGAACCTTTTAGTCGTCATGAACCTCCTACTCCGCCCACTGAATGATATTAATGACCCCGTTTGGAGCGTGATACTCAGTATCATGCTGCTCTTAGCGGGGGTTTTTTATGTTGTCTACTATATACTTGGTATTGACGAGAGAGAATCTCATGGGCAAGATGACACCCCCAAGTCGTAAGAGTTGTTACAACTTTCGCGTGGTATCTATAGATAAAGTGTTGGATGGCGATACTATCGATGTCACCATTGATCTCGGTTTTGATTTATATAAAAAAGAAAGAGTTAGAATTGCTGGTGTGGACACGCCAGAGAAACGCACTAGAGATCTCGAAGAGAAAGCACTTGGACTAGATGCGACCAACTGGATGAAAGATAAATTGGAGGGTGCTATTAGTGGTGATGACGAACTCTCTATTAGAACTGAGCTTGTTGGCGGTATGGGTAAGTACGGTCGCCTTCTTGGTTGGTTATACATCGGGGATGGAGATGTCTCCCTCAACGAACAAATGATTGAAGAAGGATATGCTTGGGAATATGATGGTGGCACTAAACAGAAAGACTTTGAGGAGTTAAGAGAAATTCGTAGAGCACACGGTACATTAGTTTAAAATTTGCTGAGAATTGTTAAATAGTAAAAGTTATTTGATTAGACTATGGCACAATCCGCGTATAAAAATAGAGTGAAGAAAGAA